GCAAAGCCCAGAAGTCGTGCCTCAAGACTTCGCAGGAAAAGTATGAGGTGCCCGATTCCCAAAGACCATGTTTCATCCGGTCTTAGGGGATATGGGCGCAAAGCGGGTTACCTACAACCGAACCGGATCTGAAGAGAAACATCAGGTCTGGGAGACGGTGTGGGACCCCATGGAGGAGGATTCTGAACCCCGGGGACTGGATAAGTTCAAGGGTGCTATCAGTGATCCCAAACCTGAGCCTGTCAAGTCAAGCGGCTGGGCTGCGAAGATGGAGGGCAGAGCGCCTGCACTCGACAATACGCTGGGTACTACCACCTTTAGCGACCTTGTTGGCTGGACTGAGTTTCGTGACAAGCGGCAGCTGGAAAAAGCGGCGGCTTATGCGGTAGCTGAGTACCGGTCAATAGACCCGATCGACGGAGATAATGTCGATGTTAGGGCTAAGGTCGGATTTGTGGAGTCGCTCAAGCAGGGAGTTAACAGCCTAGGAGGTGTGGAGAAGAAGCACAACGCAAAACATAGAAGTGCCAATCGACTCCAACGCCGAATCCTCGTCGTGAAAACGTTGGTCAACGAGGTTAAGTTTGAGGCTCCTTGCGATTTTACGTCGAGTGAGGCAGACAGGAGGGCGTTACACATTTGTGTGCGCCGGGTGATTAGGGATGCCCTGGACAAAGGAGTGGAGCTCCCTGGTGGCAAGGTTGCCATTAGGAACCAGGAGAAGGCTTGGTACATCAAGGCAGTAAGCACGTCGTATTACATCAAGGAGGAGGACGATGCTTTTTGGGCTGCTTTGGCGGACCACGGTAGCGCAGTCACCCGCTAGGGGTGCCTCGTGCGTATGGAGGCTAGAACGACGGCAGCGAAGCAGTATCACGATGGTACGTCATTCCGGGGAATAGCTATAAATACGCATGTGGATGCGAAGGCTGCCAAGCCCAGGCATGTAATATTAGCGCCATACATGTCTGGTCGTATTGACTATGGAGCGCACAACAACGATTTGGCCAACATGATCCGGGCACTGAACGAGCGAGTCTTTAATGTTCAGGGTAAATCAGGGTTGGAGCCCACCCCGCAACCAGTTAGCGGGGAGTGGAGGAAAATGGCCGAGGCTGGAGCTAGGCTGTCAGACAGAGTACGTGAGTTTGGAAGGTGTCAACATCTGACCTGCAAGGAGTTTATCGAGCAGTGTCCCGCGAACAAACGTCGATTGTATGCATCGGCAGCAGAGCAATACCAACGTCAGGGCTGGGTGAAACGCGATACGCGGATCAAGGTTTTTGTGAAGTTTGAGAAATTGAATTTTACTAAGAAAGGAGATCCTGCGCCCCGGGCTATACAGCCGCGATCACCCGTGTATAATTTAGCTTTAGGTAGGTTCACCAGGCGAGTTGAGGCAGATGTGTATACTGCCTTAGCCGAGGAGTGGGGTGAGGATGGTGGGAAAGTGGTAATGAAGGGTCTAACAGTGGAGGAAGTCGCAGCAGAGATGCGCAATAAGTGGAATAGGTTCAGTAGCCCAGCGGCTGTTGGACTTGACGCTAGTCGATTCGATCAGCACGTGAGTGTTGACGCGTTGAAGTGGGAACACAGCATTTACAATCGCATATTTGATTATCACCCAGAACTGGTGAAGTTGCTAAAAGTGCAGCTAGCTAATGAGGGGTATGCTTTTGTGGATGGCCACAAGCTTACATACAAAGTGGATGGCACTCGAGCGAGTGGGGACATGAACACCTCGCTTGGGAACTGTATTATCATGTGCACCTTGGTACGCGAGTATTTGAGGAGCATTGGTGTCCGGGCAGAGTTAGCTAATAACGGTGACGACTGTCTGATTTTCATGGAGAAGAGTGACCTGTACAAGTTAGAGGGTCTATCTGATTGGTTTCTGCGCTACGGGTTTGAGATGGAGGTTGAGGAGCCAGTGTTTGAGTTCGAGGAGTGTGTGTTCTGCCAGATGCAGCCGGTTTTAGTAAACGCTGCCAAGGACACATGGGTGATGTGCAGGCAACCATCCGCGGCATTTGCCAAGGATGCGTTGAGCCTATCAGTGAGCACAGAGCTAGGATTCAGACAATGGTCGTACCAGGTTGGGGTTGGAGGTCATGCGTTGTACGGTGATATGCCTATCTTTTGTGAACTTTACAAGGTTTACAAGGAGCAGGGTGTTGACAGCAATGCTAACAACTCGGCAATTCTGGCAGACTCAGGATTCTTGAGACTCAGTAAGACGCCAAGAGTAAGAGGCGACTTTGTTGGACAGATAAGCGATGACACAAGGGTGTCATTCTTCAAGGCTTTCGGATACCCACCGTCCATGCAAATTGCGATGGAAAATGAAATCAAGGGAGTGGGCTACAATAACGTCTACAATTTAACGGAGAACATCGCGTTGAGTTGTGGGTTGACAACCATCAATTAAGCTTCGTGGCTGTTAGGACACAAAGGTGTCCTGCCGGTCACGAGCTCGATGAGATGCATAGGTCGTAGAATCCTATCACATCAGTTGTTAATTAGCGTGTAGCACGACCCTGGTTTATTGGATGAGAATCGTAACATGGACCACTCGGGGGTGTTTTCGTAGATTGAGAGAGAACACAAGTGAATAGTAACAGATGCCTGGAGGCAAGAAAGGCAAAAATAGTAACAATGGAGGAAAGGGGAAGAATGGAAATGGAAAGGGAAG